CCAGACACCAAACGCAGACGGCACAACCAGCACGCGCACCGAAACAACAAAAACCGACTTCAAGCTTACTTACGGAAAAGACCACTTTGACGTTGATACTGAAAAGAAAACAACCGTAACTGAGGATGGCCAATTAGTTTCCGAAACAACCGAAAAAGACGACACACCAGCACAAGACGTTGCCGATACAACCCCCGGCGAAGAACAACAGCCAGAACCTGAATACACCTTCAACGACTCTCCATTTCCAGAAATAACGCCTTTTTATGAACAGAAATACCCAGACGGTCTGTCAGGCGTCTGGAACCAAGCAAAGGCCGATATTGATAACTCCAGCTTTATGCGCTTCCTTTCGAGCTTCATCCCAAGCTTCAGTGGTAGCTGTCCAACGTTCGGCCTGAACTTCGCCATTGGCAACATGGCTAACTTCGGCAGCCTTGATTTTCAGTCGCTCTGTTATGTATTTGATTTCGTCAAAATCATATTGCTCGTCACGGCTGTTTTTGCTGCTCGTCAACTTACATTCGGGGGCTGATATGTCCGGCATTTTCAATTTCTTTACTGCGCTACTCAAAAAGATCAGCGACTCTGCAGCATGGATAATTTCTATCTTCAAACAGATTTTCGTTGATCTCTGGAATGTGGTCACGGATCTGTTTTGCTGGCTTTTCGAAGGTCTGTTGCACATCGCTACCGGCGCCCTCGATGCCATCGACACTCCGTTCAACCCCCAAACCTATTACGCGATGATTCCCAGCGAGGCCGCATCACTCATGGGCTATATCGGCGCCCCTCAAGCAATTTCAATCGTTGTCGCCGCGCTGGTGATTCGTTTCACCCTCCAGACCATCCCGTTCGTCCGCTGGGGTTCTTAATGCAAAATCTCATCATCGGTAAATCAGGTTCAGGCAAGGGTTACGAGGTTTGTGCTTATCACATCCTCTCTGCGCTTTCTCAAGGTCGGAAAGTCATCACCAACATGCCGTTGAACCTCGAAAAATGGGCCGCTATCGACCCCACGTTTCCAGCCCTGATTGAGATGCGCAAACGCGCCATGCCGATCCGTGGCACATGGGAACCGACCAGAGAGGAGGGCGCTTTTCACCTTTTCGATCATCCCGCTCAAACCATTTACCCGGATGTTATGGCACGCCCATTCGCCAACGTCTGGGACTACTACGACACGTGGCGACACCCCCACACCAACACCGGCGCGCTGTTCGTCATCGACGAAGCACAGAACGTTATCCCACGTGCCAAAACATCCGTTCAGGTCGAGGAGTGGAGCGCCTTACACCGCCATTTCGTCAACGATGTTCTTTTCATCACCCAGAGCTACGGCAAGCTCTCTCAGGCGATCCGCGACAACGTTCAAATGGTTTACCGCCTCACCAAAAAGACAGCATGGGGCCAGTCTGATCGTTACATCCGTAAGGTTCAGGACGGCATCCGAGGTGAGGTGATGAACGTCACCGAACGCACCTATAACCCTGCCTACTTCGGCCTATGGGTCAGCCAAACCCAAGGCACTAGCGGCGAGGAATACGGCGCAAGCGACGTTAAATCTTTCTACAGCCACTGGTCATTCAAGGGCGCTGCTATTTGCGGGGTCCTATTCCTCTGCCTTGTCGGTTACAACCTCATGCGAGACACTAATCAGGCACCGCCGCCCAAGGTTCAGCCTGTAGCAGCCCAACCAAGCCCGCAGCCGCAGCCACAGCCACAGCCCGAACCAGCACCGACCATCGAAGCTAAGCCACGTGGCCCCGAAGAAAAGTTTCACCCGTACCAGGGCAACACGCTGCACCTTGCCGCCATGGCACGCGGTAAACGTTTTCGTGATGGCATCGAGCAGGATTATCTAAACGGCTTCATCACCATTGCTCAGAATGGCCAGCCCGTAAGCCGTGTCAGTTTCGACGATCTGCGCGAGGCAGGTTATGAGATCGAGGCTCAATCAAACCGGATTTTGAGCGTTACCTATAAGGGCTATGACCTCGGTTTCGTTGTCGATGACCTGCCGCAAACTGGTCTGCGTGGCAAGGTCGCAACCGCCGCAATCGCCCCCTAACTCGTCACCATCTCCCGCTGGTGGCAAACTGGGCAGAAAGCGGGAGGGCTCCCGCTTGCGGGAGGGACCCGCATTTCTGAACAGGAGGCCTAACCAGTGGGCATGCATGACCGAGATTGGTACCGCGAGGAACGCCGTCAAGCGCGACAAGCCGCACGCGAAGCAGCAGAGCAAAAACCGCTTATCTATTCAGCAAGCCCCCAGAAAGGCCCGCCAAGCGTTTTTAGCGTCAAGTCGATGCTGATCATCAGCTCGGCCGTGATCGCCGTTCTTGCATGGCTGGCTTTCCCATAAAGCCTCTACCGACCATGTAGCTTTTCAGCTCTTCAATAAGCTCGGTGACTACGATCCCTTCCCGGTCAATGGCCGCGCTCCCGGCTCGTCGGGGAATCGCCCCACCTCCCCGCCGAACGGAAGCACGGGCGAAGCGAACCATTGAACGCACACATTTAAAAAACCCTCTGGCTGGGGTGTGGGGGTTGCTCTTCCCCCCGCACCCCTGCCGCCCGGCGAGGGACCCCCGGAGGGCTGCCAGCGGCGCTTTTGATTTGTTTTTGTTTTTTTGTGTTATCTTTTTCGCAGTCAAAAAAAAACCACCCCTGCGGCTTGGCGGCAATCAGGGATGGTTCGGCGGGCGTCGGAGGCCCGTGCTATGCATTCTAGCGCACATTCTGATCAGGCAACACTGGCCACTGATCCGGCCTCTCTTGGTAATACTGCGAAATCCTCTCCCCCCCCTGATGCAAAATCGAAGCGCGCCGAACGCTACGAAGGTCTCTCTGTTGCTCGTTTTTGGCTTGGCAAGCATGTTGAGCGCGTAGCGCCAGATCGCAACCCCGGCGACGTTTACCGCACGCACGACTGCCGTTATGTGCGCCGCGCGCGCACTGTTGCTGTTCACTATGCCGCTCAGTTCCAGAGTAGCCACTATGCGAATTTGGCCACCTGCGGGTCTGTCTGGGCCTGCCCTGTTTGTTGTGCTCTTGTTCAACAGCGCCGCCGCCCTGAACTTGCCCGCCTTGTTTCATGGTCATATGAACAAGGCTACAAGCCGTGCATGGTCACATTCACTTTTCCGCACACCGCCTTCGATTCTCTCTCGGATCTCAAAGCAGCTCAGAAAGATGCGTTTCTCCGCCTCCGTCGCGGCTCACCATGGGAACGTTTCAAGAAGCGCTGCGGCTTCGGCGGCTTGGTTCGCTCTCTTGAAGTCACCCACGGCGCGAACGGTTGGCATCCGCATACTCATGAGCTTTGGTTGATCGGCCATCTTAGCCCCAGCCAAGAATCACATTTTCTTGTCGAACTCCGTGAGCGTTGGGCTAAGTGCTGCATTGCTGCCGGCCTTCTTGATCCGACCGACAAGGAAAAGGTTTTCCACTTCCAGTTGCACTCCGTTGATGTTCGCTTTGGCGCGCAGGATTCGGATTATCTGGCCAAACAAGATTCGTCCAGGGCGTGGGGCGTAGACCGTGAAATTGTTACAGCCTCAAGCAAAGCCGGACGCGCTAAGGGCGTGCACCCGCATGAGTTTTTAATCCGACGTGATAAGGGCGACGCGATGCGTTACCTCGAATACGTGCACGCAATGTCTGGCAGCCGCCAGCTTTACTGGTCGCCCGGTCTTAAAAAGGCTTGTGGCGTTGATGAAATAGAAGACGAGGTATTAGCTATGGAAACCAACGAAAAAGCCTACTTGCTCGGCTCTCTGTCTGCTGATGAGTGGGCAGTTGTGCGTCACAAACGATTGCGCGCCCAACTGCTCGACGTTGCGGAAACTGGCGATTGGTCAAAGGTTCAACACTTCCTTGTCCATGTCGCTGGAATATCACCCGATGGCCGCGGCGCTCTCCCCTATCCCTACAACGTTTAACCCTTTTCGGTTCCTCTCGATGGTCAGTTCCTCCCTGACCATCTCAATCAGTTTTTCTAGGTTTACGGCTTGTTGTTCCGCCACCCTCACCAGTTTTTCTACCGCTTCCTTTTCGCTCATCCTTCAGCCTCTCCAATAGGTGTTCAACCGCCTGCGTCATCGTCCAGTCGTTCTCCGCACACAGCATCTTCAGCGCTTTGTGCGTGTCGGCCTCTAGCCCTACGTTCCTGAGACGTTCTTTCATTCTATCGAATCCACCTTGCAAAGTAGTTTTTTGGTGTTATCGTGTTGTCGTGTTAATGCAAAAAAATCACTTACCCGATAACGCAAGGATAACACCCACCATGAAACTCAATGTTGAAGTTGAACGCATCGCTCGCACTGGCATGACTAAAGGCACCACTCCAAAGCCTTATTACATCCTCGACTGTTACGTCACCCTTCCGGGTATCAAGTTTCCGCAAGCCGTCCAGCTCTTTGCCGGTGAGCCCCTCAACCCTGGCATGTATTCCGTCCCTCTGGTTGCCTCTGTAAAAGACCGTCGCCCATCTTTTGACTTGGATTTGTCGGAGGCTCTACAAGTCAAATTATCAGCTGCCGCCTAGATATAAATCATGACTACGCCGCCTATTCATCAAGAACGCCAGCGCCTGCTGTGCCTCATGAAGTCTGCAACTGATTACTACGAACTCGCATTTTCTAGCGCTGAACACGCTGGCTATTTGCGTGCTCTGCGTGACTCCGGGGCAATCAACATTAACCGTAGACGGTGTTATTGCCGTTTACACATCCGGTTTTATGCTCACAGTTGCCGCATGGGCCTTGGGTGTGAAAATAGGCGTCGCTCTTGGCGTCATTCGTAAACTTTAGGAGATACAAAATGGATGCAATTCTGGCTGCTGTTGATCTGTCCAAAGTCGCTGCCTGGGTTGGTGCAAGCGGGGTTTTTATTATCGGCATTGCCATGGCGTTTAAAGGCATCGACCTTGGCAAACGTGGCGTTAAAAAGGCCTAGGGCCTTGGGGGAGGGGGCAGTAATGCTCCCTCGTACTTTATGGAGCAATTAGCAATTACCCCGGCTGATATAGCGATGCTCTGCTATTCGCTTGTCTTCATGGGCGGAGTTATAGGTGGATGGGCATTTATTCTCGGTATTCAGCAGCGTTTCTAATCCTCGTTTTACTTTCTCCCAAAGCCTTTTCGGCTGTTCGCGTTCCCGTCATCCAGAATGACGAATACATCAGACAAGTACTCTCCAGACAAACAGCATCAACCGGCGCAATCAGCACTCCAGCTGGTCAGGTTGCTTTTTTTGGCGCTGATAAAGTCTTCGCTTTTAGCGCTGGCGATTCCGTTCGCCCAACCGTGCGTGAAGTTAAAGGCCTTCCAAATAACGGCATTTCCTTTCCTTATGGCCCCGGCGCTGCATACCCAACTGACCCGAACCTAACGCCCGCCGCCGCCACTAAAGTTAAGGTAAAGCCCCAGGTCGTTGTGCCAAAGGCAAATATTCTCAAGGCATTAAAAGACGGTTTAAAAACAACACCCGTTCAACTTGCCACAACTGCAACTGTTGCCGCCGCTCTCGCTGGCGTCGGCTGGGTAATGACCGAGGGTTCACAACTACAAAAACCCATCGCAACACCAGATGGCTCCAAAATCTGGCGTCTACAAAATTTAAATTCTTTGTATTCCTCTCCCAAAACTGCCTGTGATGATTTACTAAAAACGAAAAACCCTGACCAACGCTTGCCATCATCTGCCAATGTTCAGCAGCTTTCGCTCGCCAGCTATTCCTGTGATGTACGTTTCTGGAACTCTGGTATGAGAGGCGTTGATTCATCGCTTATTAATCGAATTGCCAATTGCCCAGCCGGCTCAACTATTGATTTATCCGGATCTTGTACAACTGCCACTTTCCAGCCAGTTACTCCAACTGATTTAGCAACACTAGATCCTTGGGTTTCTGAGCAATCTGCCGAATGGCTCGGCGGTCTAATCCGTGATGTTTGCAATGGCTCCCCAAACCCCGGCGCTTGCTATACCGGCATGGTTGATCGTTCTAAGGGTATGATTACTGGCCCCGCTTTACTTGCAGGCCCTATCACAACTAAAACCACCCAGACACCAAACGCAGACGGCACAACCAGCACGCGCACCGAAACAACAAAAACCGACTTCAAGCTTACTTACGGAAAAGACCACTTTGACGTTGATACTGAAAAGAAAACAAC